AGCAAATGAATCAGGTCAATTAAATATTGTCTTGCTCTGATAAGTTCTTTGGTTATGCTTACATATTTCGACTTGTTCGTAAATTTTGATAACTGGGCACAGTCTACAAGGTCTCCGTTTAATTGCAGTATATCTACACGACCTATGTATTTCTCAAATGTACTAAGAGGCTTACAATAAGGAAAATGCAAATCCGATATTGAAAGAACTCTCGTGCTTACATTATCTTGATTTTTATAATTATAATAGTCATACACGCCTGACGCATATTTTCTAAAGTGGTCAGATGATACGCTCTCGCCAAGCAGGTTTACAATTTGAGACCATTTCAAAGGAAATTTTGTGCCATTTAGCTCTCCGTTCTTTTTAGCTACTATTAGCCTGATTTTCCATTCCTCGTGGGTTTCGTCTGGTCGCTGTAAACACCAATTGTCTATATATTTATTTGTGTTAGCTTTCTGCATAGTAAGACGCTCAACCCTTTCGTCTCTGTTTAGAGGCACGATTTTTTGCTTTAAGTATTTTAGCTGCCTCAATATTTGTGTCTGCAATCAAACGGAGATATTCGGTCACTTCTGGCACATATCTTCTGTGTCTTTTTGCAGGCTTTCCTCGTCCTGTCTGGGGAATCCATACATCAGGAAACTCTGAGCGTATAATCTGACTCTCTGTTTTTGTGATTGTAATAATTGTAAAAACTCCTTAAATTCAATTTATCACTTGACTTGCAATGCAAGAAATGATAGTATATTATGGGGTATTGTATTTAGTCCCCCTATACAGCCTAACTCGCAAGACAAAAAACCGCATAAAATTCGAGATTTTTGGGTGTCCGAATGCCAAAAAAGGGCGGGAAGCACCCCAAAATTGCAAAAAATCACCCCGATTATAGTCATAATCGGGGCAAAATTTTTATGCTTTTTTAAACCTAACCCCAAAAAATTCTATATCTCCTTGTTCACACATTTTTAATTTTTGTACTGGGGTTTTACTTTTACGCAGAAGATATAAGAAATCTTTAGGTAGGGAATAGAATAATATTTTAATCAATAGGCGGTATATGTCTTTATTTGTTGGTTTCTCGGCTTCGTGTAGCAAATAACTCATTGTACTTAAACCAATTCTCTTATAAGACACATATGTCAATAAGTCTTGATAAATTTGTTCTGCCTGCTCGTGCTTTTCTATATTCGACGATTCTTCTTTTAGCCATACAGCATTTACTTCACTTTGTTTCTTTCTTACAGTGTAAATAAACTCATCAGCTTGCTCTTTGTTGATATGTGAAGAGTGAGGCTTAAAATCAATAAAAGAAGTCAAAGGCAACATAGGATGTTTGTCATTGCCAACTATACGCTTACGCACTGATTTTTCAAGATAGTCCATAGAGGTATCATAACAACGGTAAGTCTTGTTTTGAGAAGTACAATGCTTATGTCTTTTATGATTGGCTTTTTGTTTGCTCACCTCTAACATAAATTCTGGCAGCGACTTGCTTCCGTTTTCGTCTTTGAGATACTTTGTGGTTAGTCGTTCGAGTTCTTTTGTCATTTGTACATCAAACTCTTTTTTAGCCTTATCTATTTCAATATTAGACATTACAGACAACTGACAGATATCGGTATATATGGGTTGTACACTTTCAAACGATGCACCGTTATTAATATTATCCCACATAATACTTGTAAGCACTTGTGCAAGGTTAATAATTTCTCCAATCTTATTCTCACTTGTCTTAATATCCAAGTCTGTTAAGTCATTAACGGTATAATGTCTCTTGATTTTTTTAGCTTCTACCATATTCGTTGGAACAAGCCATTTATCATAATTTTTAATTGCTGCCTTTAATAGGATGGGATTGTCTGTGATTAATACACTATCTGAGTCAAAATCACAGCCATTAAGCCGTTGCAAAACATTTTCTCCTATGCTGTTAATACACAATATCTCTTTAGTGAAGTTGAAGTATGTGTCTATTTCCGGACACTCTTTGTTATAAGCAACCCATACATTGCCTGTACAACAATGAGGACTTCTTGAGCCTAATAATTGTTGATTATAGGCAAATCTTTTTGAATGTATATTGCCTATGCCCAAGTGAGATGTACCGTCAAATTTACCAATTGATTGTAGGAGCATCTCATAAGGATTTCCTACAAGCGTTGAGTAATTGCCAGCTACGGAAATATGACCTC